TCATATTGAGCCCACGCCAAGGCTTTCAGCCTTGCTTTGGCTTCTTCGGCGTCCTTGGCCTTGATATCCACCGTGTAGGCCTTGCCTTCAAACCGATAACTGAAAAGGTGCGTACTGTAGTTCATTTCTCTGGTGATTTTGATTGAGCCGGGCACAGTCCCTATGTCGATGGCGACCTCGATTTTGTCTGGTTCCGCCTCCGGCTGATACTCCTGCATTTCCATAATCTGCTGCCTCCGGCTGACACCCTCTTATAGCATGGGTAGCACATCCTGCAACTTTCTTGTTGACATAGGTTGCACGACATGCAACCTTCTTCCCCATCACCAGTCAAGCCGGGGACGGCGGAAGGAGATGGGGAGATGAAGGTAGCGAAGCATACGCCGGGGCCGTGGGACGTAACCGCCGTCGATCACTCAAGCGGCGGAAGCGGTGCGGCTCCGTCCACTCTGTTTCGAGTGGCTTTCCCCTCACAGAAGGATTTTACGGGCCACGTTGCCGACAAATGTCATGGCGACAGCTACGCCAACGCCCGCCTGATCGCCGCCGCGCCTGAGTTGCTGGAGGCACTGAAACTGGCTGCGGCTCAACTCTCTCACTACGAGAAGGTGGCGCCTATCATCATTGGGGCCATCGCCAAGGCCGAAGGCGAACGCACCACGGAACCCGCCTGACCTCTCCCGAGCGCATCCACGCGGTGCGCTCCAGAGAAGTCATGCCCAACGTCCGAGGAGGACAACACAATGAAATTCGAGGTTCGCAACCGCTGGACCGGCAACGTCCAGTTCACCGCAGAGATCGAAGCGACCGGCGAAACGCCGCTGCGTATCAAGGTCGGCCTGGCTCTGCGGTGGGGCGTCGAGAATGGTGCCGTCCTGAGCGGTGCCGACCTGAGCGGTGCCGACCTGCGCGGTGCCGACCTGAGCGGTGCCGACCTGCGCGGTGCCGACCTGAGCGATGCCGTCCTGAGCGATGCCGACCTGCGCGGTGCCGACCTGCGCGGTGCCGACCTGAGCGGTGCCGTCCTGCGCGGTGCCGACCTGCGCGGTGCCGTCCTGCGCGATGCCGACCTGAGCGGTGCCGACCTGCGCGGTGCCGACCTGCGCGATGCCGACCTGAGCGGTGCCGACCTGAGCGGTGCCGACCTGAGCGATGCCGTCCTGAGCGATGCCGACCTGCGCGATGCCGACCTGAGCGGTGCCGACCTGCGCGGTGCCGACCTGCGCGGTGCCGACCTGCGCGGTGCCGACCTGCGCGGTGCCGACCTGAGCGGTGCCGACCTGCGCGGTGCCGACCTGCGCGATGCCGACCTGCGCGGTGCCGACCTGCGCGATGCCGACCTGAGCGGTGCCGACCTGCGCGATGCCGACCTGCGCGGTGCCGACCTGCGCGATGCCGACCTGAGCGGTGCCGACCTGAGCGGTGCCGACCTGAGCGGTGCCGACCTGAGCGGTGCCGACCTGCGCGGTGCCGTCCTGCGCGGTGCCGTCCTGAGCGATGCCGAAGTCCCCACTATCGAAAATCTCGATACGAAAATTCTGGCGGCCATCGAGGCCGGCGGATCGCTCAACATGGGATCGTGGCACACCTGCGAAACCACGCACTGCCGCGCAGGCTGGGCCATCCACCTAGCCGGCGATGCTGGCAAGGCTCTGGAGGCCAAGTTCGGCCCTGCCGCTGCCGGAACCCTGCTCTACGCCAAGGCGTACCCCGATCTTCGCATCCCTGATTTCTACACCACGAACGAGAGGGCGCTGGAGGACATCAAGTCCCGCGCCGAGATCGACAAGCAGAAGGCATAACCTTTCCCCCCTGCCGATCTGGAAGGTCGGCAGCAGCGAACGGTTTGTCCCGGAGGACAAGATGACCAGCACTAAACCGCACGGCCGCTACGACTACTGCACCGACATTCCGGCGCTGATCTTCGGTATGAAGGATCAGACCGTGACGCTGTTCCATGACTTCGAGTGCGAATTGGACGTGGAATGCAGCCTGTCCGGCGACGGCTTCGATCTGACCGCGACTGTCACCGATGTGCTGATCGATGGCGTATCGCTTAAGAACGGCGATGCACTGGCAAAGGCCATTCGCCTCAAAGTCATGGAGATTGCCGACGCTGAATTGGAAGCCGGCGGCGCTCTCTGGGATCAGGTCCGCGAAGCCGAGGGGCTTTCGCTCACCGGCCACCCGAATGACCCCGACACCCACTGGCAGCAGGCGTGGTGAGCGAGATGGAACCCGTGTTCTTCTCCCAGCACGTCGACGCCGCTCTCGCTAAGGGCGACCTAAACGGCGCGTACATCCTCATTCGCGCCGCCGAGGCCGACAAGTTGGAAGGCTACGGCCCTCCCGAAACCGAAATCATCGCGGCGAAGCGCCGTTGGCTCGATTGTCATGACCGCCTCAAGTCCCTCTCCGCTCCTGTAGCCCATGACAGAGAGGTGGCGTGATGGACATGCAGCTCCGGAAGGAGCGCCTTGAGGCCGATCTCATCTGCCGGCGTATCGGCACGTCTAGATATTCAGTTGTGCTCGATCATGAGAGCGAGCAGCCGCTTTGGACATTCTGGCGGAGCCCGGGCAGCGGTCGATGGTACGGCACGAATGACATGGATGATCGGGTAATCGATGCTCCGTCTCTTGCCTGCGCAAAGATGGACCTTCGACTGTGCTGCTTTCCGATCATGGGCCGCATGGATCGCGAGCATCTCTTGAAGACGGAGGTCGGCGCATGACCCGCCACGCGATCCTTTCCTGCCCCGAACTGAAATGGACCATTGGACCGGACGGCAACTGGCGCCGCGTCCCCATGATCCTGACACGCACACCGACCGGGCTGAAAGAGCAGCCGGCCCCCGAAATTTCGCCCTGACTGGGCGCATATTGGAGAGAACAGTGACAAAGCTGACCACCTACATACGAGAGAACCTGTCCAAGGACTTGCTCAAGCATCGTTTCGGTGATGCTGCTGCGTCACTGGTCGCTGATCGAGCCGCCTTTGCCCTCAAGGTCTACAACGACATCTACAGCGAGGCGGACCGCAAAAAGATGGCCGCGCTTCCTGAGGGGTGGTTGGGCAAGGACTCCGACATCACCGTCCAGTTTGGGGACGGTAGAGGCTACGGCAAGCTGGAGTTCTCAGGCTCCGTCTATGGCGATGTTCACGCGGTGCTGAAAGAGCCGGTTGATACGGTTTACCGGCTGGTTATCCATCAGCATCTGCGTGGGTGTGCCAAAGCCTACGAGCGAACCCACGAGTTCGCCGCCGAATACGACGCGCTGCGCGAACGTCAGAAAGACCTCTCGACGCAGATTTCTTTGGCCCGCCGCCAGACAGAGGCTGCCCTGACCAAGGCCACAACGCTCAAGCGTCTCGTGGATATTTGGCCGGAGATCGAGCCGTTTGTCGAGAAGTACATCGACAAGCCAAAGCCGCTGCCTGCCCTCCCGACCAACGAATTGAACGCGCTCCTCGACCTGCCGGTGAGTGAGGCCGCATGACCTCCCGCCCCTACCCCATCCGAGATCAGCTCACCGACGCCATAGGGCTGCTTCTGCTCTGCGTGGTGGTGTTCCCGCCCTTGTTCATTGCGGCCGACTGGCTGCGCCATGGAGTCCTGTGATGGCTGCCGTTCATCCTGACTACGCCTATTGGGCCAATGCCCTCGCCGGCACCCTTGGCCCGGTTTCGGACGGCCATCCTGAATGCGGCTTCTATCGCCGCCGCCTGTTCAAGGATGGCCCGTTTGTTCCCGTAGCCATCTGGAAGCGGGACGGTGAGTTCGTCGCCCTGGTGGATGGCAAGACAGCAGACGCCTCTGATATTTGGACCTGGGTTTGCGACAAGCCGATCACCGAGGCTGAATACCGCAAGGTCATGGCCGGCGAAGGCTGGTCCGACGAGCCGCGCGCCGCGACCATTCCGAGCAATATGCCGACCGATCCGTTCGAGGCGCTCAAGATCGAGTTTGCCGCCGAACAGGAAGTTGCTGCCGAGTTGCTGGCAAAGCCGGTTACCGACCAGAGCCATGCTGACCAGATTGCAGTGCTGACCAAGCGCCTCTCGGGCATCAAGTCCAAGGCGACCAGCATGCACAAGGTCGAGAAGCAGCCGTTCCTCGACGGCGGCCGGGCGGTCGATGACAAGTTCCGCGACCTCAAGGAAGAGCCCGACACCCTCACCAAGAAGCTCAAGCGGCATCTAGATGCCTATCTCAACGAGCTTGACCGCCAGGAAAAGGAACGGCAGCGCATCGCTCGCGAAGAGGCTGACCGCATCCGTCGCGAGGCAGAAGCCGCAGCCGAGGCAGCAGCACAGGAAGGGAACGCGGAAGCCGCCGCCGAAGCCGACAGGCTGGAGCGTGAAGCCGCTGCCGCCGCTCGTGAGGCACAGGCGCGCAACGCCAGTGCCGGGCGCACCGGCGCCAGGGTTTCGCTGCGCACTTTCACCTTCGCCACGATCACCGATTTCGATGCACTGCTGATGGCGCTCAAGGATCACCCCGAAATCCGCGAATGCGTCGAAACGCTCGCCAATCGGGCCGCCAAGTCCGGTGTCGAGCTGCCGGGCATGACAATTTCCACCGAACAGAGGGCCGCCTGATGAGCCAGCTTGCACCATTCCAGCGCACCAACAGCGCCGTCAGCGTGATCCTGCCGCAGTCCATCGATGATATCTGGCGTGTGGCCAGGATGGCTTTCGTCGGCGGCATGGCCCCGGAAAGCCTGACCAAAAACAAAGACCCGGACGCCGCCGTCAGCGCCTGCGCCATTGCAATCATGGCTGGCGCCGAACTTGGACTGACCCCGCTTATGGCCCTGCGCTCCTATGCCGTGGTCAATGGCCGCCCGTCGCTATGGGGCGACGGCATCAAAGCCGTGGTGCGTCAGTCGGGCCGCTGCGAATATATCCGGGCCGGCGGCGACCTGACCAAGGGCTGGTGCGAAGCCAAGCGCAGCGACACCGGTGAAGTCATGCGCCGCGAATTCACCTGGGAGCAGGCCAAGAAGGCGGGGCTCTCTGGTAAGGCTGGCCCTTGGCAGCAGCACCCGGACATGATGATGGAGCGCCGCGCAACTGCCCGCTGTCTCAATGACCTTTTCGCGGACGTGCTTGGCGGCATCGTTACTGCCGACGAGGCGCAGGACAGCGATCCGATCATCAACGAGCCGCGCGTCGTCTCGCCACCCTCCCCGCCGTCGCCTCCTAGCCCGCCGACAATCGAGGCGGATGCTCCGATCATTGACGAGCAGCCCGAGGCCGTAACCGGCGAGCAGGATTTCGACGCCGCCGCATTCTTCGAGGATTTGGAAATCGCAATGGCCGCCGCCAAGGACGCCGATGGCATCGAGGCCGCATGGTCCGAACTCGACGTGGAAGCCACGCTGACCAGCGACGAAACCAATCTCGAAATCGCCAACAAGATCAAGGCGCGAGCGCTGAAACGAGTTTCGACGCCGCAGCCGCCCTCGCCTCCGGCGCAGGACGACATGTTCCCCGGCGAACGCGCCTAACCCCATCCTCAACGAGAGAGGCCGGCAGGCCCAAAGCACCGCCCCCAATCGCTGAAAGCCTGCCGGGAAATTTGATGACCTTCGACGCCTCCAAATACGTCACCGACGCCCTGGCTGCCCTCGAAAAGGTCGAGACCGAACAGCAGCTCGTGCTGTGGGATGGAGACTGGTGCAACAGCCACGACTATCTCCAGTTGCCCGAGAGTGCCGTGTGCCGGCTCGAAGAAGCGTACCAGCGCAAGCTCGCCTGGTTCTACGGGATCGGAGCTGGCTGATGGCTCAGTATTTCACCATCCGCGACGAACGCATCCTTGCCAACTGCTTTGCCGCGATCCGCGGTGCAGGTCCGAATGCCCGCGTCACCATCGCGCCGGAGCAGCGGTCGGGAGGCCAGAACGCCATGTTCCACGCCATCTGTGGTGACCTGGCAAAGTCCGATCTGACTTTCGCCGGCAAGCGTAGGTCGCTGGAGGAATGGAAGGCGCTCCTCGTGTCCGGCCATTCGGTTGCGACCGGAACAGGCGGGGAAGTCATACCTGGCATCGAAGGCGAGTTCGTCGCCATCCGGGAAAGCACCAGCCGCATGAGCGTGGCGCGGGCATCCAGTCTCATTGAATACGCATTGGCCTATTGCGGCATGAACGGGGTGCAGCTGACCGAAACGCGCAAGGGCGGATGGCTTGATGGCCCCTCTCCTTCTGACCGTGCTGAACCGAGAAAGGTGGCGTGATGGCCTACCAAGTCGCCCGACCCGATACCGCCTTTTCCCTCGACGGACGCCGCTCCCGGCAGAAGCGTCCCCGCGTCAATGCCAGTGGGCACCTGAAATGGATTCGCACCCTGCCCTGTCTCGTCACCGGCGAGTTTGGTGTTGAGGCCGCGCATATCCGGTTCGCCGACCATCGCTACCGCAAGCCCGCTGTCGGTTCTGCCGAAAAGCCTGACGACAAATGGGTTGTACCCCTGTCCCCGACCGAGCACCGCCGCCAGCACTCAATGAACGAGCAAGCCTATTGGGCCGAAGTCGGGATCGATCCTGTCTTCGTCGCCATGATGCTTTGGAACAACACAGGTGATGACGAGGAAGGCGAGGCCATCATTCGTCAGTTCGCCAGAAAGGCCCAGCCATGACAATACCAGCCGAGATAGAGCGGGAGGCGCGAACGCTCGCGGAGCAAGAGTGGCTCACCAAGCCCGAGAAAGAGGCGCTTGCGGACAAGATCGCCCGCGCTCTCCTAGCCCGAGATGAACGGGCGGCAGAGAAGTGTGACACGTTCGATGCGCCGCCATCAGATAGCGATTTCGTCATGGGCCAAGCAACGGCGGCGCAGCAAATCCGCGCCGCCATTCTCACCTATTCGGAGTCCCCCAAATGACAGACCTGAACAAGAAGAACGATGGCGGACCTGCGTTTCCTGTCCACGGCGGCGCGCATGAGGATGACGATCCTCGCAACCATACCCTCGGCGGTGGCATGTCGCTGCGCGACTTTTTCGCGGGGCAGGCGCTGGTCAGCATGGAGACATGGGTGCCCAGCCGTGATGACGGTACTTATCCGTCTGACCGATCCGAGGTTTTGGCTTTGAAGGCGGCATGGGCCTACGACATGGCCGACGCCATGCTTGCGGCGAGGTCCAAATGACAGACCTGTCAAACCTCATTGAGAGGGTAGAGAAGGCTTCGGGGCCGGATCGGGAGATAAGCCGAGACATCCTTTGCCTATGCGGATGGTCGTACGAGAAGCGCGGCCGAGACATCAAGCTGTGGATGTATGGACCTAACGGCGAAAGGCGGGACCATCCTGGGGTGGGCCTGTTTGATGCGCCTCATGTGACCAAATCCACCGACGCCATCACGGCCCTGATCGAGCAGAAGCTGCCGGGGCTGGTAGTCAAGGCGACGAAGCTGGGCGACGGGTCCGGTCATTGGCAAATCACCGAGGCATGGCTGTCCGACACTGGCGATGAGGTGATTTCGGACTTTGCGCCGATGGAGCCAAAACCCGGCGCTCTCGCCCTTTGCCTCGCCTTCCTCCTCGCCCTTCAATCCCAGGAGCAATTCCCCACCCACCTTCCCCGAAATTCGAGGGCGACATCCTCAGGAGACAATCATGAACGTGACTGATGAATTGGCTGCCATCCTTTGGCGGACAGAAGCGGTTGATAGCGGGGCACCGCGAAGTGTCGTTGCCGGGCGTACTCGCGAAGCATTTGAAGACCAGTCCGAAGACACAAAGAACCGCTGGCGCAAGTTCGCTCGCGCCGCCCTCTCCGCCTCTGGCGCGGGGCGGGCGAGTGTGAAGCCGTTGGAGTGGCGGGAAACCAGTTATGGCTTGCCCGAAACCCTTACGGTAGTCGGTGTCTACCGCATTGTTCACGCTGGCAATGGTGGATGGTTGGTCAGCGTAAAGGGCGATGCCCTTCCCGCCAATGACGGGCGCACTAACTTTGCAACCCTAGACGACGCCAAAGCCGCCGCCCAAGCCGATTACGAGCGCCGCATTATGTCTGCCCTCCATCCCCTTGGCAGTGGGGAGCCGGATCGGGCAAAGCCTGTTGCCTACCTCATCGAGCGCAAAGTTGACGGGACTGGCGAGCAATTCTCAACCAGTCTCCGCTTCTACCCCGAGCCTGAGACCGAAAGCGTGAAGGTCACGCCACTCGTCCCACTCTCCTCCGAAATACTTGCCGAGGCAAGGAAGGCATTGGAGCAGGCGGGGTATGTGGTCGTGCCGAAGGAGCCGACCGAAGCAATGCTCACGGCCGGATCGATGCGAACCGGTGAACAATATCGCGCCATGCTCGCAGCCTCACAGGTGCCGGAATGAGCAAGATACCGGAATGGGCGCAATTGCAGGCAGAAGGGGTTTGTCGTGCGATCTACTCCAGCGCAACGGATGAACCGGAGATCCTCATCGCCCTCGCCCTTCTCGCAGCCAAGCGGCGGGGGACGATTGAGGGGCTGAATGATGCAGCGGTGATAGCCGAGGGCACGATACAAACCCGAAATTGGGTTCCCGGCAGTCTGTACGATACGCTTCGCAGGGAGGTTGCTGCATCAATCCGGCACGAAGCCGCCATCCGCGCCGCGAAGGAGGGGAAGTGATGGCGCGCCCTGCAATCATCAAGCAGAGCGACGTTACGCGCATCATGCGCGGCGCACAGGCGGCGGGGATAACCCTGGGGATAGTGGTAACAAGCCACGAAGTCCGGTTCGTTCCCGTTGACACCGCAAAGACCGAGCAAACGCTTTCCGACCTCGACAGGTGGAAGGCGAAGAGAGATGCCCGGAAAGCGAAGGCACAAGGTGATGGGCGTCCATGAGGTCAGGCGGCGGCTGGCGAACGGCACCATGGCAATATACCGCTACGCCTGGCGCGGCGGACCAAGGATGCACGCCGAGCCTGACACGCATGAGTTTCTGGTTGAATACACACGCCTGACCCGCGACCGCGAGGAAGCGAAGCGTGACGGCTTCCTGCCGGGCTTGATCTATGTGTATCGACAGAGCGCCGCCTACACCAAGCTCTCCGCTGCCACAAGGCGCAGCTATGATGCTGCTATCGATGAGATCGAGGCTGAGTTTGTGGATTTCCCCATATCCGCCATAAGCCAACGCGGCGCCCGATCCACGTTCCTGCAATGGCGAGACCAGTTCCTGGACACCCCGCGCAAGGCGGACATGCTGATCACAGTTCTGGCCCGAATCCTGTCGGTGGCCCATGACAGGGAATTGATCGAGCGGAACCCGCTTGAAAAGGTCGAGAAAATTTCGACAGGCACGCGCCGCGATGCCATCTGGACCGACGAGCAAGTTGCCAGGTTCAAGGCTAGCGCAGGAGCCAAGCTGTCGCTAGCCATCGATCTTGCGCGGTGGACCGGCCAGCGACAGGGCGATCTTCTGGCGCTCACATGGTCCGCCTATGACGGGACACATATCAACCTGCGCCAGAGCAAGACCGGGCGCCAGGTGCGCATCAAGGTGTCGGAGGAATTGAAGGCTGTTCTCGACAGCACGCCAAGGGAAGCCGCAACGATCCTCACAACGACCCGTGGGACGCCAGCGCGGGGCGCTGACGGGCAAAAGCGGTCTGTGGCGCGCTCGTGGACCGGAGACGGCTTTCGGGCGTCCTGGGCGAAGGCTTGTCGCAAGGCGAAGATCGAGGGGGTGACGTTCCATGATCTGCGCGGCACATTCGTGACGCTGGCCTATCGCAATGGGGCATCGATCAAGGAGATTGCGGAGGTTACAGGCCATTCGGAGCGAGATGCCGAATCGATCATCCGCAAGCACTATTTGGCGGGGGATTCTGCCGTCTTAAAACTGGAACGGCGGAACGCATCCGCACCGGTTTCTGTAAAAAGTGGGAAATAGTGTAAAATGAGGGTATCTAGAAAAACCCGGAAAGGCCTGGAAACTTTGGTGGGTGCACAAGGACTCGAACCTTGGACCCGCTGATTAAGAGGCTGATTGTCGAAGCCCGAGGCGGGCAGAAACACAGGCATCTCCGGGCATCCATTTTACAGCATATGCCCATGGGGGCCGTTGATTCCACAAGGGAATTTTGACGCAACGTAAAACGCGGCTTCGGTCGCTTCTGTTCTGGAGATGAGATATGGCCTATGCAACCAACACCACCGTCCCGGTGGAGCGCACCGAAGGCGAGATCAAGGGCACACTGCGTCGCTACGGCGCAACAGCTATGGCCGTGTTCGAGAATGGCGAGTACGCCATTATCGCGTTCGAGATGCGCGGCCGGCGCGTCACCATGAAGCTCCCTCTGCCAGACCGCACCAGCAAGGAGTTTACCGAGACGCCATCAGGCAAATGGGCGCGGTCCGATGGAGACGCCTACAAGGCTTGGGAGCAGGCCTGCCGCGGCAAGTGGCGGGCAATGCTGCTCTGCATCAAGGCCAAGCTCGAAAGTGTCGAGAGCGGCATCGAGACCTTCGAGGAATCATTCCTCGCTCACATCCAGATGCCAGATGGTCTGACCGTTGGCGAATACACCAAGCCAGCCATCGCCCGCGCCTATGAGACTGGAAACATGCAACCGCTACTTCCCGGCCCTTCGGGGGCCAACTGAACCCTCCCCTATAGGAGAAGAAGGCTAGTGGCCGCCTTTGCCTTTTCCGACGCACACCGGCCGCCCATCCTGCCAGCCGCAATAGCTGAGGACCGTATCCCCCCGCATGACGCCGAACGCTGCATGCTCGTAGCCGCAATGCTCGCAGATATGCACGGCGGCCATCGGCTCGACGGTGCGGTTGTCACGGGTGAAGGGCGGGCCTGAGGGACGGTATTCGGTGGGCATGGCCTATTCCTTGTCCTCGACAAGGTGGCGCCATTTCTCCAGCCAGGCCAGTGTCTCTTTCCGCGTGGCAAA